TCTTAACTACTGAATCTAAAGTCTTAGATATGTGTACACATTTACAATTAAATTCTATAGACCATTCACCTTGATTATTCCAACTTGGAGTACGTTTTGTAATGTGACCTATATCATCTCTTTTTGTTCTGAATTGAATAAATATAGGTTCATTCCATTCTTTACTTTCTCTTTCGGTTTCTTTAATAAATTGTTTCATTTTGTTTTGTTTTTATAACTGCTTCGTTGCAATTATGCAGCTAATCTACAACAATTATTTATATTATTAACAATTTTTAATAAATATTTTTAGTTGCGAGAGGAGGATTCGAACCTCCGACCTTTAGGTTATGAGCCTAACGAGCTGACCAACTGCTCTATCTCGCATTTAATTTAATCTAAGTTTTTATCTAATAACTTCTTGGCTTCTACAAATTCAAATAAAAACCTTTTAAGATTATAAAAAAGTATTTCATCTTGATTCCCATTTAAGTCGTTTTGATATTCAATATAATTAGCAAACCAATTATATCTGTATTCTAATAAGTCATTATCAGTTTCTATTAATAATAATTTTAAGTGAGATAATGCTTCTTTGTCTGACATAATAAAATCTATTAAATCAGCTTTTCCTTGTTCTGTGTAATCTTGGATTAATGTTTCGAAAGTTTCTAGTTTTTTAGTTATGTGCCTTATGGCTTATTATAAAACAAACATAGAATCGCAATGCGAACAATAAATTCGCTTTATCTACTGAATAGTATATCTACCTCTGTTAGGATTCTCTAACTGCATCATTAAACAATATCGAGCTGCATCAATACAGTCAGGATGAGTTCCTGTAGGTTTCTGTATGTTATTACCTTCTTTGTCTTTAGCCCATATATATCCTTGTAGTTCTTTGATTAGATTCTTAGACCTGGAGGTTACATAGATTTCATTTTGATTTATTAAGTTGATACCATAGACTACTGAATCTCTGCCTTTAGTTACTCCTGAAATTTTATGACCATAAGCTCTGATCTCACTAATACTCTTTGGTTCTGCTGAGTCTGCCCATAGATGAGTAGTTATACTATTATCTTTTAGAAATCTACTTATGTCTCTATTAAGCATTCCTTTTTGATATAGTATCTCATCATATATGTAAGCATTGTTCCATTTGTATAATAAGATAATCGTACTAGGGTCTATGCTATATCCAAAATCTAATCCTCCACATAATAACCTAGCTTCATAAGGAATACTATCAATGTACTTCCAATCAGGAATACATACTCCTTCTAAACTACCTATCTCTCCTAGTCCATATACTTTCCACCAATTAGCCCAATAAGTAGATGTCTTAGCTTTATCTTTAGCTTTCTCTATTTCTTTTACTATTGAAGATGGTAAGCTGTCATTGTCTTTATATGTTAATGTGAGGAAGTCTGTATCTTCTTGTCCTATTAGTTCTTTATCTACCCAGAAGATGTTACTTGGGTTGTAATCTAACCACACAGTACCTGATGTTCTTACTGCAAGTTGTTGATACACCTCAAAGCTAGGAATGTTATTGCACTCATTAATAAATAAGTCTGTTCTTCTTGCTCCTCTTAATTTGTCAGGTTGATCTGTGGAGAAGAACTCTATATAAGAACCTGTGCTGAATTGATACTTTAGAGTTGATTTGTTGAACTTTCTCTCATCATACCTATTAGTTTGTTTAAGTATATTAAGAAAGTCCTTTAAAGCTCCTCTACGTAAGTGTGGGACTGATTCTGCTACTACGCTTATTTCTTTGTTCTTGTTTTTAATAGCATAGTCAATAAGTATCATTAGAATAGCTATTGTCTTACCTGCAGAAGAACCTCCTCTTACTATTCTTATTCTACTACCTAATTCTCTGAGTTTTATTACTGCTTCTGTTTTTGTAAACATTAATCAATGAATAAAGGTACATCTTCGTTTATAGTTATATCCTTTGTTTCTTTTGGTTTACCTGCAAAGTAATTATAGTAAAGCTGAACAAACTTAAAGTCTTTTTTCTCTAAGCCATCTTTAAGAGCTTCAAATGCTAAAGGTTCTAATGGAGTAAGTTTCTCTATTAATTGTACTTCCTCTTGCTTAGGTTTTCTACCTGCCCTACCTTTTGTTGAATGTCCACCATTGTTTTTTCTACCATCCATAGAATTAATATAAATTAATTAATTAATCTTTTGTATATCTATATATCGAAAAATAAATTAAATTTTTGTTCACAATGATTCTTTAATTTTTTTAGCTACTGCTTCTACTACATCTACTGTTACTGCATTACCACACATCTTATATCTTTGTGTATCTGATATTTCACCAAGCTCCATACCATTCTTTGTCCAATTATCAGGAAATCCTTGTAGTCTTTCACATTCAACAGGAGTTAGTCTTCTAATAGATTGATTAAGTATAACTCCATTTGGATTTGCTGAACGAAGTGTAAAAGCATCCTGATTATGTTTACCAACTGCATTACCAAATTTTTTACTATTACCTATTTGTGTTGGTTTTATTATTGGTGGCATAGTAGAAATATCTGTTTCACTACATCTCCTAGTTGCTAAACAAGGAGAGTCTCCATCCTTTCTTGGTCTAAAGCCTTCATCATTTCTAAAGTCTCCTACAATTATTTCTTCTTTTTCATCGAGTTCACGTTCAATAATGTAACTCCCATTTCCTTGTGAGTCTTTGTATCTTGTTGTGAGTGTACAGGTATTTGCTTGTTGTCCTTGTAGCTCATTAGTCTCTCTACTGTTTTCTGTGATAGGAAATATTTGTTTCCCACTTCCTTCTCCAAGACATCCGACAAGGTAGATTCTCTCTCTATTTTGGGGTAGAAACCACTTTGTATTAAGCAGTTGCCATTCAAGTCTATAACCCCCAATGTTTGTAAAGGCTTGGATAATAGCCCAAAAGTCTTCGCCAGAGTTTGAGGAGAAAGTTCCTTTAACATTTTCCCAGATAAAAAAACTTGGTCTGCATTCTTTGATAAGCCTAATTGCTTCGGTGATAAGACTTGATCTTTCCCCATCCATTCCTTTTCTCTTTCCTGCCAGGCTAAAGTCTTGACAAGGACTTCCGAAAGTGATAACATCGATTCTTGGTAAGTCCCCTCCTCGAATATCTGTAACTGATTTGACATAAGTACTGTTTTTAAAATTATGTTTATATACATCTATTGCATACTTATGTATTTCTGAAAAGTAAGAATGCTTAATATTAAATACTCTTTTAAGTCCTAGACTAAAACCTCCGATGCCACTAAATAAGTCTAAGTGATTCAACTAAGTTCTTCTTTTTGTAAAACTTTATTATACATATCCTCTGTGTAAAGAGCTAATTCATCTATGTCTTTATTAGTAAGATATTTAATACGATGTCTTATAAGTGTTCTTTTGTTTTCATTTCCCACATCATCAATATCATTGATTACTATGTCTAACCACTTGTCCAGGTTTTTATTGTAGAACTTGTAAGTATCAAAACTCCTTACTAAGTGCAATACATTTGCGTGATGCATATTCTTTCCATTCTCCTTAAAGAAGTTTGCTATTCTAGATAATCCTATTCCAAGATATTTGTTTAGTATTAAGCAGATCAAAGCTCTAGCTTCTACATATTCTCTTTGTCTTGTATTGTCAAATGGATTTAACTCTGCAAGGTTACTTACTTGTCTTGCTATATCTAAAGCTCTCTTTTTCATAATAATAATAATTTAATTTTTAATTCTCTTTGTATCTCCTGGAGCATTTTTATTGCATCTTCACTATCTCCCATATCTATAGCATCTATTATGATGTCTATGTCTTGTATTAGTTCTTTCATAAAGTACCTGTCAGTACATAATCATCTAAGTCTGCTCCATTAACAAAGAAGGTTTCAAAGATGTCTACTGCCTTCTCTACTTTTCTTTTACCTTCTAAGTAAAATTCTTCAGAACAATCCCATACACCAATATCTAAACTTCCTTTGTCCATTACTAAAAATTTGAATTGTTCATATCCCACATTAAAGAGAGAACAGTACAAATAACATTGAACATCATATCCATATTTCTTTGCAGCATAAGGAAAGCCTTTTATGTCTGTTGTAGTTTTTAAGTCTACTATTCTATCTTTTCCAAGAACATCTGCTTTACCTCTAAAAGGATAACCACATACATTTCCTATTGCAGGAACTTCAAACTCACAATCTGTTATTAGTTTAAGTGCGTGTTCATTTCTAAAGAATGCATCTGCTAACTTTTCAGCTTTATTCTTTTCTGACATTGTAAATACTTTACCGTGTTCCTCTTTAGCTAGTTTATATGCCTTAGTATTCTTACTTGCAACATCTACAAATATCTGTGCATTAAAAACGTGAGGTTCTAATATAGCTGTATGAAATAACCACCCATCTCTTAAAGGTTGTGTTTCAGGATTACCATACTTAGTAACGTGCTTATAAGTCTTAGGACTTGATAATAATAGTTTAAGTGAAGAACTGCTTAAAGCTAGTTTGTTTAATTCTCCATAGTAGAAAGAATCATCATCCATTTTAGATAATAGTTCTTTATGCTCATAATTCTTACCGTCTAATAGTTGTATCATTTTCTAATAATTTTTCTGATTTTCTTGCTCTCTCTATTGCTCTTAGTTTATCTCCTTCTGCTATTTTTAATTTAAAGTCTAATACTTGTACCTCGTTTCTAAGACCAACTACAAACATATGCATCTCATTAACACATTTAATAAGATTAGATAATTCTTTAGTAGATTCATTATTTTCTTTTTTAGTATCGTATGCTTTAACAAGAGCTTGACCTATATAATTAAAGTTAGCTTCATATACTTGATTTTGGAATAATGTCATTAGTTAAGTATTATGCAACTAATAGTAGCTACGATTAATGCTATGAATCCTACTTTTAGAACATTAAATATCTGTTCTTCTTTTTCAGGACTTCTACCTTGATTTGATCTATATTGTCTTTTTTTCATAACTTGTTTTAGGTGTTCTTTTATAATCAAAACTAAATCTCTTTTCTATATTCTGTAAATTATCCTTATCTATAATTTGATTTTCTAAATCAATAATTTTATAATTATGCTCAACTAATAATTCTATTGCAGCGTTTATTGATTTTACTTTTTCTCTAAAATGATTAAATATTTGATTTTCAAAAGCATTGTGGTTATGTTTCATAATTTTGTTTTTTTAAAGTTATACAGGCTAATATAACTCTTTTAAAGTTATTAACA